GCGCTTCAGGATTTCCGCTTTTGCCGCCGGGGGCAGGGCTGCCCAAGTGGCGGAGGCTTCGGCACGCCAGGTCTTGGGGGGAGCGTCGGCAGGCGGTTCGGAAGCCGCAGTGGTAACCGTTTCAGTAGGAGTATCACTGAGCGCACCGGTGTCGGGTGCGCTCAGTTCCTTAACCTCCGGGACAACCTTCGCTTCGACCTCCAGCGTCAGGTCGTCGCCCTTCGGCTCGGGAAGGTCAATTCCCAGCCCACCGCCAATTTCATCGACCGCAGCGTCGACATCGAAATCATCTTCCATGATTACATCCTATCTATTGAAACGTCGAGGCCAGATTGAACGGCGGTAGCAAGTTGCTCTCGTCCGTCTGTGGGCAGGGCCTCCCAAAACTGCTCCACTGTGCTATCTACTTCTCTGTCGAGTACCGACTCTTCTTGAGCGCGGTTGCGGCGAACTTGTTCTGTTTCGCCTGTTTCGAGTACGCGACAGCCGTGCCTTTTAAGGTTTTCTTCATGAGCTTTTCGACCTTCGACCCATTTCCCTGAAATCGGGCAGGAGTATCCGGCGTAGTCCCCTCTAACAGCCGGGGCAGCGAGTTGCCTTGCCATCGGGGTTTGACAGGTTTCACAAGATTCCTCCCGGTCGAGTTGAGCAATGGGTTTGAAGATGTCCCGATGTCTGCGGCAGGTCGGGCACTTATAAAGGTAGGTTGGCATTACTGTGCCTTTTGAGGTTTCTGAGAAGCCTTCGCACTGGCGGAAGCCGCGCTGATAGCTGCGGTGCTGGCCTGCTGCGCCATCTGGATTTCCTTCAAGGAGAAGGCTTTTTGCATGTCGATCTCCCGCAGAGCGAACGCCTTTTCCATGTCGAGCTGCTTGCGCTCCATGTCGATGTCCATCGCAGCTTTCTGCGCGGCAAGGTCGGCCTGGTTTTGCTTCGCTTGCAAGGCCATTTCCACCTGCTGCTGTTTCTGTGCCAGCGCAGCTGTGTCTTGCTTGACCTTCTCCATAGCCTTGTTGACTTCGTCCTGTTGCTTCTTCAGCTCCTCAGGATTCCCGCCCTCGGGCTTCTTCATCTGCTTGAGTTGGTCTTCCAGTTCCCCGCCGAAGCGGTAGCGACGTACGACCGCCAGCAGCATGCTTTGCACAACCTCAAAGGGCATTGTGCCAGACTGCACCATCGGGGACATACCGTTGACAAACTGGCTGATAGCGTTCAGCAACACACTGATATCCTGTTTGTCTTCAGTGGCTTCTGCGTCAACTGTCGAGTTTGTCTCGATATCGATGCGGTAGTTGCGCATTGTGTCGTTCTTGAGCAGGTCGACAACCTCTTCCATCGTAGGCATGGTCAAGGCTTCCTGCACGCCGGGAGGAAGTTCCGGCGGTGGGGGGGGTTCCCGGCCGACTGCCTGGGCCTGCTGCACGATCTGCTCGTACTGCTGCTTGATCCCGGCAGCTTGTTGCTGGTACTGCTCTTTCTCCGCCTTCATGGGGAAGGGGAGTCCCGTCATTGCCTTGAGAGTCTGCGGGGATAGCTTGGTGACGGAAATTTCCAGGATGATGCGCAAGCATTCCCGGCAGTACTTCATCACAGCCTTTTGCGTCTTCTTCAGGCGCAGAGTACCCCACTGGTTTTTGATCTCCTGCGCGCCCAACGTCTCCGACGCTTGCGAGCTCCCCCGCATGATGTCGGCAATGCCAGTGATTTCGTAGATGACCGTTTTGATCTGGACGCGGGAGAGGTAGAGCTGCTGGACGACCGTGACGAGCTTCTCGATGGGCATGAGCCAGATGGCTTTTTCCAGGGCATTCCCCTGCGCCAGCATCGCCACGACGTTCTCCGCCGGGACGAGCGTGTTGTCGTCCGCTTGCAGGACCTTGTCGATACCCTCCACCGTCTTGTCGTACAAGCCCCGCACCTTCATCGCAGTGATAATGCGCTTGATCCGGGTCGTGATGACGTTCAGCTCCGCTGCCTGCTCCTCATACATCGTGTACAGGGCAACGGGCAGCAGGGAACTGATCTTCGATGTGAAGGTGAGAGGCTGCGGCCAGGGGTAGAACCCGGTTAGTTCCAGTGGGTCGCTGACTTCCTTCAGCGGCTCGCTTTTCCACTGAGGGCTGATGAAGAGCACATTCCGCTTGTCCTTGTCCCAGATTTCAAACACCTGCGCAACCTTCATGCCCTTCAGCTCTTGCTTCTTGGCATCCGTGTTGTCTTCGCTGCCGGTGTTTGCTCCGGAATCCATCTCTGTAACAGGCACCTTCGCACCGAGTTCGCCGAAATTCTTTTCCAGCTCCTCACGGGTCATGAAGTGCTCGATGGCGCACCAGGGGACTTCCCGCCACTTCTTGGCGTTGCCATGCAGGAAGCGATTCCAGGGAATTTCTTCCCCGCAGACGGTTTCATACTGAACTTTTTCAACAGGCGCAGCAGACTCGGTTTCGATATCGCCAGGGGCATCCGGCCGCTCGGTCTCCGGCACCTGTTCCGCGGCCTGAACGTTCTGTTCCTGGACGATCGTAGCGTCGTACTTGAAGCGGGTCAGCCCGCGTCCGGGAACAAGTGCTTCCAGCACAGCATTCGCCATGAGGTCATCGAAACTGGCATACGCGGCATTGCCACTGTCAATCAGGAATTCCAACGCGCGTTCGCCGACCTTCCCCGCCATCTTTCCGGTCGGGTCTTCATCCTTAAAGCGACGGACAACAATCGGCCGGGGCGTGCTGTTGTACAGGGCCGGCTGAAGCGTTTCCGTGTTCGAGTAGAGGATGTTGTAAGGGGAGAGTTCCTTTTTCTGCCCCTCATAGATTTCCACAATGCGACTGGCGTCTTTCCGCCACTTATCCTCCCGCTTGCGGGCATCTTCCATCTCACTCAGCCATTTCGTAACAGCTTCCGAATCCTTTGGGGAGTCCTCTTCCGCGAGCGCAGCTTTGAGCCCAATATCTGCCGCTTTGATGTTCATTGATCAGCCTCCTTAGCCAGTCGTTGGTCGCGGAGCTTCTCCACGAGATCGTTAATTGTCATTTCACTCGGCAGTTTGGGCAAGCCACTACCTGCAGGAACCGCGGGACGGGGTATCCAGGGCCGGGACATCACGGCATAACGAGTTTCATCGTACGCGTGATCCTCTGCTTCGGTATCGACATCCTCCGGGTCCTTGTCATTGTGCTGGAGAGTCGGGAGGGTCCGAATGGTATCCTCGCAGCAGTCGAGGAAGTAAAGCATCGGGCGCCCGTCGACTCCGACCAGACGCTGGCGGAGCATTTCGGCGCCTGCCTTGCGCTTGTTGTCAGCTCGGCGCCACATGCAGCGATGCAGGGCCATAGTTTCCCCAATGGAAGGGCCCCCGTCGCGGATGTAAATTGCTGGGTCAGCGACACCATAACGAATACGCTCGCCCTGTTCCTGCCGGACAATTCCCTGCGCGACGAGATCAGCGGTCATTTTGAGACCTTTGTTCGGCCCCTGACTGCCATACCACTCCCGATACTTGATCATAGCACCTTTTGGAATAAGTGCATCACCCACAAGAAAATCCCGATCAGGTAGTACATACCAGCCGACAGAGAAAGGGCGATAGCTGCCCCAATCAAAAGCCCTAAAGCGTAGCCAATCCGGCCGGAGAAGTGGAAGAACCGCGTGTGAGCTGAGTACATGAGTGTTTTCATCCCATTCATCGAAAAAGGCTCCGTCAACAATGTCCCAATTCCCCTCCAGCCAGGCTTGCACCAGCGCGGCGGAACCGGACTGCTTCAGGCGGAGGATGTAGGTCGGATCGTTCCGCATTAGGAGCAGGTTATCGGAGATCTTGCTTGGGATGAAGACCCGATCGAGTTTCACAACCTGCTTGATCCCGTCGATTTCGATCTCAGTGTCATCGGCGATCAGCTGGAATCCCCGAGGGTTCGGGTCGATAAAGCGCCGCTTTACCCAATTATGACCGGCACCGCCAGGATTCCCAGTAAGACGCATACCACAAGGGACACCAGAGCCCGATCGTAGAGTAGCTCGGAGTTTGTTGATAGGGTCTGGCGAAGGGAAATTAGTGACTTCCTCCACGTAGACGCGAGTATAGTTGTGGCCTTGGTATTCTTCAGCATCGCTATCGCGCTCCAGGTAGGCAAACTTCAATCGAGCCCCGTTGGGCATGGTCCAGGTCTTTTGCTGCTCATTGTACTTCGCCCCAAGCTTGGGGAAAAGCTGCTTCGTGCGTGCGATGACCTCCATTAGCTGGACGAGCTTCCGGCGGAAGAAGATACCAATCGCGGCCTCGCCGTAGAGGGAACTGTGCTGCAGCCAATCCCCGATGGAGCTTTCCGTCTTCCCACCGCCACGAGCACCTCCGTAGAATACCTCGAAAACGGGGCATTCCAGGAGGAAGGTTTGCGGGCCTGGCTGGGGTTGCCAGATGATCGTCGGGGCGAGAGCTTCCATCTAGACGAAGTATGCCGCGTGGTCACGTACTGTGAAATCAGCCATCGTGGCAAAGCCCGCCGCATTCGGGTGCGCTCCATCAGGCATGGCAATGGTCCCTCCCGCGCCATTTGTTGTGGCCGTCCATGTTGATACATCAGCGTATACCACGTTTGGGTTACCAATGGCCGTAACCGCCGCCGTGATCTTGGCGTTTTTGGAGGTAGTAGACGCAACGGTAACAACGCCACGGCATATAACCTTCGTCCAGCCTGCCGCAAGAACTGCAGTAATCAAGGCCTGATAGTCGCCTTGGAAACTGGCATCATCCGCGCTGTTGATACCGATAGACAGCAGCGCAATGTCCTTGACCGCGTACTTAGTGGCAATGGTAGGCACTGCCGTTGTCAGAGCGGTGATCGCACCACCTGACAAGCCGTTGCTTGTCGCGTAAATACCAAGACGGTTTTGCGTCAAGTGGATATCGTTCCTGTAGCCACCAGCGCCAGCGGTTATGCCCTCAACCTGTGACGCTCCCATCATCGTGACATGACGCTTTGTACCAGTTGGCGCAAGTATTGACGCGGTCGAACCGACGACCATCACCCCATAAAGCTGCGTCACCGGTATGGTGCTTACTTCTGCGCCGCCTCCCGAAATGATTAGTTCAGCATAAGACGATGCGCTGGCTGGAGTGTCCACAAGCCTCCATCCGTCATTCCCTGCGGTGCTGTCATCCCATGCGGATAACGCACACGCCGTGCCAAGTGCGCCGTCCACAGATACTAGAACGTGCGTGGCTGTCTTGTTGCACATCACGTAGAGCTTGCTGTACTGCGCTCGCATATGCACGGAGCCAACAGGACGCGTAGACCAACCCGTTACGCCAGTTACGGTCAAAAGTCCACTAGGGTTATCCGCTTGGGTTGTCCGTGCTGCGGTTGCTATGCCGGGAAAGGCTGGGTCACAGACGTTGTACGCTACGCCCATAGGCTGCGCATCAGCGTTGCTGCCGTATGTTTCGACTAAGTTGCCAGTGATGGCAAAACCTTGACCACTGACCGAGTTGTCACGCCACACGATCACATCATGCCATGTGTCTGGCAGGCCGCTGAATAAGGGTATCTTGCCGCCTGCCAGCGTGGGGATGACGCGATTTGAGAATGTGTCGCTGTCAACCAGTACGCGGAAGGGGGTACTGTCCCCTCCAAAGGCGTACAGACTTGCAGAACTTCCCTTGATTCGCAACGCCAAGTTGCCGGTGAGCATGTTGCCACGTCCGCCGCTTGGGATGGAATAGTAACCGACATACGATCCAGCAAGTTCCGTGAAGGATTTAAAAATGGTAGCAGGTGGCGTAGTGATAAAAGTACTACCCAACAGAGCAGCATCGCCGCGTAAGGCAATCTGCATAGCAACATCTGGAGATTTGTTCGCCAGCAGGCCGAGCCGTTCCGCAATCTGCCCAACCGGAATCCCCGCCGCATCGCACATTGCGTGCGCATCCTCCATCACGTTGCCGCGGGAGGCGGACTGGGTCCGGCAGAAGATCTGGAAAGTGTTAGCCGACATCGGTTACCTCCTTGAGTGGGGCGCGTATTAGAGTTTTCAGGTAACCCTGAAGGTCGACTGGAAGATAGTCAAGCCCATAGACACAGGTCAGGGCAATTCCCGCCATAGTATGTACATCTTCCAGAGTTGTAATCCGACGGAAAAAACGCCGCTTCCCCTCCGAATCTATGGTAAGTTGCGGAGTACGGCGAGTGCCCTCTTCCTTACACTCCAGAAAAGCATTCCGAGCCGCTGCTTGGGTGTGAAAGCAGTGAAGAATGTTTTCCATCACGCGGCACCCCCCACTGGCGTCACATCCTGTACCAACGCTGCCAAGCCGGGCTGTCGTTGGGAAATGTGCTGATGCATCGCTGCCCAGTCCTCGGGGCTTTGCACCTTGTTCGGCATCGCCACGACGAAGTTTTGCTGCACGTTCAAGTTTTGCTGACGAGCCCCGTAGCCAAGGGCTTTGCTGGTCAATTCCAGTGCCTTCAGCGCGGTATCTGGGTTCTTGGTAACCGCCAGCTTGTCCATAATCACGTCCAGGGACTGGTCCGCCAAGGCCCGGAACTTTTCGTCGAGTGTCAGCGCGATGCTGGGATCGACAATGTCGGACTTCCTCTGAGCCAGCCGTGCCAGAAACGCATCGGAATTCATCACCCGCGACACCCACGCCTGCGTATACCCGAACTGCAGGGCAATCTCCCCTTGCTTAATCTCCGGCCGAGCTATCAGCAGATCGATCATCGCGTCATGCGAGTACTTCACCCGAGCAATAGCCGTGGCAGCGGACTGGGTCCCTTCCAGCGGTGCGCTTTGCTGCCGCGCCCAATCGTCAATTGCTGTCTGTACTTCGTCCATGAGAGGCTCCGGTTGATGAACGCACAGCGTAGCAGGCTTTCAGGGGTGTGTCAAGTAGCAAACACCCACGGATTACTATTTCGTAACTTCCCGGATATTTGGGACACCCATTCCTTTCAGTAAGGTGAGCCGGGTATCTCTGGAAACCACGCACCAATTTGGACAAGTCGTCGAATTCGTAGAAAACGGGGAAACTGAGGACAGTCAACTAGGGCGTGGCGCGTGCGGAGGGTATGCGCGTAAACACCCCACAACAACACCCCCGGCCTGCCGCAAGCCGCCCCCCGGTGCCCCATGCTGGTGCATAAGAAAAAAGAAGGGCAGGCTGGTAGGCATAGGCTATAGGGCAGGGAGGGACGATAGTTTTTTATTTGTGGGAATGTGAGGGAACCTGACGTATACTGCATGTGTGTCCGATATTGGGCACGTAACACAATGAGGTTAGATACCATGAACACAACTACACGTACACCAGCCATCGAATCACAGATCGATTTGGGTGGGGCTAATATCACACTCGGTCTGCGCGATGCGGTATTGATGGTTAGCTTTTCCGACGGTCGGACATTGTCCCTGACTATTGACCAATTGGCGCCCCCGATTGTGGAACACGCGATCATGCACGGTCTGAAACAAAAGCTCGTGGACGCGGCGGCGATCTCCCGCAACCCCGACACCGGCAAAACCGCATCGATCGATGACAAATACAATGCGGTGAAGGAGGTCTATGACCGTCTGTTGTCGGGGCAATGGAATAAAAACCGCGATGCCGGTGCGGTGCGTGGCGGACTGCTGTTCCGCGCATTGTGCATGTTGTACCCAGACAAAACAGGCGACGCGATCAAGGCGTTTTTGGAGAAGAAAACTGCGGCGGAGAAAACAGCGCTGCGCAACACGCCGAAAATTGCCGACATCATCGCCACGTTGAAGGCAGATGAACCCGACACGGAAACCGACACGGATGCATTGCTGGATGAGTTGAACGGCTAACGCCTCCCGAACCCTGAATGGCCCACTTCGGTGGGCTTTTTTTTCGTCCATGGATTA